TACAAGAAACTATAGATTATATCTTAGAAAAAGAAAATAGATTTGCAATATTAAACGGCGATATAATGGACTGTGCTACTATCCACAGCGTGTCTAATAGTTATGAGAGTACATTAACACCACATGGAGAGTTAAAGTACGCTAGAAAGCTATTTGAGCCAATTAAGGATAAGATATTATCAGTCAATATGGGTAACCATGAGAGAAGGATTTATAGAAGCGATGATATAGATTTAGCTGAGGAATTAGCTTTTAGTTTAGACAGCTTTTATCAGCGAGAAGGCGTGCTGCTTAAAATAACTTTTGGTACTAAACCTAACGGGAAACGTAGAGTTTATACTGTATTTCATATTCATGGTTTTACAGGAAGTAGGACGGTGGGAGGCAAAGCAAATAGACTTGAGAAACTGAGAAAGATAGTTGTTGCTGATTTATATATTGTTTCTCATACTCATCAGAAAATAAATTTTAGCAAATCAATATTTTTACCAGATTTAAAGAATAATAGCATTCAAAAAATACAACAAACTTTTATAAACACAGGAGCTTATCTTAATTACGGAGGGTATGGAGAATTCAAAGCATATGATCCGACAGAATTAGGAAGCCCAATTGCTAAATTAGACGCTAAAACTAAAAATATTAAGGTTATTTCATAAGGGGATGATGAAATGTGTGAACAATGTAATAACCATGCACAATGCAACTGTGATACTTTAGATGTTACAGAGATTTTGTCACTTCCAGAGTTGCAGAAAATGAGAGGTTTCACTAAAGAAGAAGCTGAATTATATGAAGAATCACTTGATGAATTATTTGAACCTACTGGATTAACACTTGATAATTTAAAAGCTATGAAAGAAGAAATAGCTGAAGAAGTAGAAATGATAGATTATGATGACATTAAAAAAGAAATGAGAGGTTATGAATTAATTTTCTTATCACATCCTTTTGCTGATGATCCAATAGCAAATAAGCAGAGGGTTGACTTTTTAGCAAAGGAAATATTAAGCAACAATCCAGATACAATTATACTGTCACCTTTACATTCATTCAGTTACTTTGTTCACGATAATATGCGAGAGGCTATAATGGAAGAGTGTTATATGATGATTGAGCGTGCAGACACCTGCGTATTTATCCAATATGACGGCTTCTTAAGCAGTGGGCAGTCTGATGAGATACTATATGCTGAAATGTTAGATAAGGATATAGAAGTAGAAGAAATTGACCAGTTGATGCTGGATAAGAAGTTGGGGATTAGATGAAATGCCCAGACGGTCATGTCAATTATGAAATCAATCCTTATACTTTTAGCGATAGTGTGTTAAATGAAGATAAAAATTATTGTCCAGTTTGTGGCAAGCTCTTAATATCAGAGAGGGAAAATAAGCAAAGCATATCTTATGTAAAACACGATAGCCAAATTTTTACAATTAGGGTTGATTAAATGGCCTGCAAGCGTTGTAGCGGAGAATATAACGAGCAGAAAGCAACTGACACAATGAAAGAACACCAACTGTGCGTATTATGCGTTATGGAATGGCACAGGAAAGGTGAAGGCAGTTTAGAGGATTGGAGCGAAACAAAGAGGGGTAGTCATTTTAAGATTTAGGAGGGGTAAGAGTGGATTTAAAATGTTATTGCACTCAAGATATGTATGATAATTACAGACAAGGTGGTATATTATATGCTTGCTCACCAAAAATGAGAAAAATATTATTTGCATTTGATGGGGTGAAAAGACATAAAGATTTAAATATAAGACTTTCTTTAGATAGAAGAAAACATAAGATAGAACACGCAACTGGATTTCACGATGGGTGGTTTCAAATATGGAAAAAGTAAAAAAGATTACCACAGGCAGAAGGGTTAACTGCTAGGATGATGGGAGTAATAAATTAATTGTATATTATCCTTGACTTATTGTGTTTTATGCTATATAATATAATTAGAAGGTAAGGGAAACACAAATTGAGGGGTGTTTAAATGATTAAAAGATGGCCAAAAGGCGATGGGTTAATTGGTGCTATAAAGCATAGTATTAATGATGACGATCCAAATGAATGGTATAAATTAATCCATCACAAAGGTAAAATAATTTATCGCAGAGATAGGTTAAATACTAAATTTATGTGGAAGAACACTCACATTTATTTTAATGGTAATTGGCCCGATATAGGATATAATGAATTAGATAAATTTTTAAAAAAGATTATGCCTAAAATTAAGAATAAATGGCCAAGGGAATATGAATACTGGCAAGATAAAATAAAATGGAGTTATTATAATGAAAATAATATAGATTATAATTATAATTATCATTTAGGGTTTAATGAATATAAACCAATTGATTATAAATCTATATATGAGGTGGGGTAAAATGATAATCTTAATAGTTATTAATATAATTGTTATGATTGTTGGGATAATTTATTTATCAATAATGTCAGATGAAGTTGATAATAATTATAAATATATCGAAGAAGTAGAAAGCAAAATTGATACTAAAAGTATAAAAGTTAAAAATATTGAATGTGAAATTAAAAATGAGAATGGAGAGTGGGAAGAAGTTAAATTTGATAAATTTTAATTTTAAGGTGGGGATACAATGGAAAATCTACAAGAATACTTAAATAGAATTAAAGAATTTTCTGAGAGTGTTAAAAAAAGAGAGGGGAATGGCTATACTTTAGATAGAAAAGTTAACATGTTATATGTAGCTATTGAACAAATAGAAGATGAAATACAAGTAAAAAGTAATAGAGAAAAATTTGAAGATGTATGGTCAGAAATAAAAATTAATAAAAAGTGATATAAAGTTTAAAGTGGGCTAGCTGTTAACTGATCATTAACGGTGAACCTTCACAATCCGTAGTGGATTGCCCACTATTATTTTTTACATATTGGCAGGATAGGGTAGCCCCCGAATTGTTGGTTGCAAACATTCCTCTTCCAACTTCCTGCCTCTAATAATAAGAGGAATAATAAAAGGAATGTTGTTAAATGAAAAAACTAGAAGAATATGAATTTATCAAAAGGAAAATGGGAAACCCACTTAGCAAGTATTTAAGTGTCAGAATGTTTGATTTCAGTTACGCGAAAACTCAATCTGGAAAAGGTTGTTTGGTTATTCAAGATAATATGGGCGAATTATTAAGAGAAGATGAAATTAAAGCTATAATTAAAGGCTTAACTAATTTCATTAATGAATATAATCAAGAAGATATTAATTATATCAATCAACAAGCTAAACAAAGAAAAAGACAAAAATTAGAAAATGTTGAATATAAAGAAATAAACGAAAGTGAAAAAGGTGTTGTTTATTTACTTAAAATTAAGGACACAAATCAATACAAAATAGGTGTTAGCAAAGATTTTGATAGAAGATATAATGAAATTTCACCAAAGATGCCCTTTGAGTTAAAAACGATAAACTTAATTAAAAGTTTTAACATTTATGACTTAGAAAAAGAATTACACGAAAAATTTGCTGACAAAAGAGTAAAAGGTGAATGGTTTGAATTATCACCCAAAGATGTAAAGTACATTAAATCAATTGAAGATGATATAGAATGAAAATATTAGATTTAAAGAAAATTAAAGAAGGTGAAACACCAACTAATCAATTTATAATTAGGAATAAAGACTTATCAGCTAACGCTAAAGTTTTATATGCTATAATGAAAGCTATTCAATCACAAAATTTATCAGCTAACAACGATGAATTAGCTTATTTATTGCCAGCTAAAAAAGAGGAAGTGAAAGCAGCCAAAGAAGAATTAAGAAAAATTGGTGTGCTGAAAGCTGGTGTTATAGTTGACTAAACAAATTAAGTATGAAGAAAAGTGGAAAGCTAAAGGATACACTAATATTAAAAATCCAGTATTATTTGATGAATATTTAAGCACTAGAGCAAAGATAATTTATTTTCAATTATTAGCAAGAGATTTTAAAGGTGATAAAATAAGTTATCCTAATCAAAATACTATTGCTGAAGAAAATGGAGTTACACCTAAAACAATACAACGAACAATGAAGGAACTAGAAGAAGCTGGATTAATCGAAATTAAGCACAGATATAATAGCAGTAACTTGTATATTATAAAAGATATAACTGATAGATATCCGCAATTTAAGAGTAAAAAAGAAAATTTAGATGATATAGATTATTATGCAGATTTGAAATAAGACAAAAATGTCGCATATAACAGACATTAATGTCGGGTATGAGTGGACAAAAATGTCGGACTAATAACTAAAAGTGAATAACTAAAAGTTAATAAAGTATTAGTTGGACATTTAAGTCCTATTTCATCAGCGGTGATATAATCAAAAATCAGCTGGCAAGTTTGGGATTGGCATATTATAGTGAGGTGGAGTAGATGATTAAAATCAAAGAATATATTGGTGATGATATAGATTTTGCTATAAAAGTTATTGATAAATTTACAAAAGATAAAAGAATAAATAAAGCTTTAAGGATGGAGTATGCTAGAATGATAATTGATAATGCCAAACAAAGCAACTCATGAGTAGTTGCTAGTAATAGTAGCAGGTTAATCCCTGCTGCTATCATATAGGAGGGGTGGTTGAGTGAAATTAATTAAGGAAGAAATTATAACTGAAGTTGGAGATTTCAAACAAACTGTAATTAAATATTATGAAGATGAAGAAAAACAAAGTTTAAGTGAATTAGAAAGTTTAGTTAAAGTTAAAGAAAAACTTTTAAATAGAAGATTAAGTTTATAACAAGGAGATGGTACAATGATTTGCCGAGATTGTGGGAAAGATAATTGGAGTGGTAAAGTTTATTGCGAGAAATGTAGTGGGCGACTTTTCAGAAGGCAGTTGCAAAGACACGCATAATTATTAGATGATATGATGTAAATTTAAGGATGTTTTCTTAATTGGAAGTGTCCCTTTCTATGCAATTTTTAAGAATTGAGGTGGTGATATGGGAAACAAAGTCTATGATAAAGACAAGCATTGCGGTGCTACTACTAGAGCTGGTACGCCTTGCCGCAGACCTAAAGGCTGGGGGACTTCACACGCAGGAGAAGGTCGCTGTAAACTACACGGAGGCGCTTCAACTGGCCCGAAGCCAGAAAACTTAAAGCAGAATAAAAACGCTGTTTCCACAGGCGAATATGAAACTATATGGATGGATACTTTAACAGATGAAGAACAGCAATTATTACCTAAAATCAAACATAAAGTTATCGACTTAATTGACGATGATATTAAGTTGATTGAGATTAGGATAAGACGTATGATGCAGAGGATTAACAATTCTGATGATGCTGAAAATACTTCTAACATTGAAGAAGCCTTGACGAGGGTGCAAGGTAAGAAAACTCAATTACTTAAGTTGAAATATCAAGTTGAGAATGATGAAGCTCCAGATAGTGTAGATGTAGATGTTTATATCGATGCGATTAGAGGTAGAAGTGAGGAAATATGGGAGGGTGATGAATAATGGAAAGAAGAAAATGTCCAGACGGCTGCGTTGGTTATGAAATAATACCTTACACTTTCAGCGATGGAATATTAAACGAAAATATGCACTATTGTCCTGTCTGCGGAAAAGAATTAATACATGAAGGAGTTAGTGAAGAGTGTGGATTTTCTTGGATTAAAGAACAATCACAAAGTTACACATTAAATTAAAGTTGGTGCAATATGAGAAATAACAAAGCACAATTTAAGTTTCAACCTTTTTCAGATAAGCAAGTTAAACTATTAAGTTGGTGGATGGATAATTCACCGCATTCTGATAAGGATATAGTTATAGCTGATGGTAGTATTCGTGCTGGTAAAACAGTATCAATGATATGCGGTTTTATAGACTGGTCCATTGCTAATTTTGATAATCAAAACTTTATCATAGCTGGTAAGTCAATGGGAGCTTTGACGAAGAATGTGCTCAATCCTATGAAGAAAATATTAAATGCTAAAGGTTTAAAATTTAATCATATTCGCTCAACTGAAGAACCACGCATTGAAATTGGCACAAATTATTACTATTTATATGGAGCTAATAATGTTAGCAGCAAAGATACATTACAGGGATTAACAGCTGCTGGAAGTTTTGCGGACCAGGTAGAATTGTTTCCTGAAA